TAGCCCGAATGGGCTTTCCTGTATAAGAAAAGTTAAGTAAATATGTCGATGCTAAAGCTGAAGATATATATAACGAACTTGAGGCACTTTTGAATCACACATTTATTAATGTGGAATCTGAAGTTAAAACTTATAATGCCTGCGACGGATTATTTGATTTGATTGATAAATTAAATGCTGGAAGTCAGGTAGGAATGCCACTTAAACATTGTGATATTTTGAACAGAGAAATTGGCGGCATTAATTTTAATGGAAACATTTATGGTCTAGGTGCCAATTCAGGTGTTGGAAAATCAACAACAGCAATCAACTACTTAATGCCTTCAGTATTAGAACATAATGAAAAAATGGTCATTATGATTAATGAAGAAGATCAGGACAAAGTAAAGAAAGAGTTACTTGTCTGGGTTGCAAATAATTTATATAGTGCTGGACTACATAAATATATTTTACGTGATGGCCATTTTAGTAAAGATGTTTTAGATAAGCTTCGTAAGGCAGCAAAATATCTTGAAGAGTTAAAAGAACGCAGAAATATTACAATCGTTCCTTTTGAAAAATATACCGTCAAAGCAGCAATCAAAGTAATAAAAAAATACTCTAGCATGGGAGTAAGGCTATTTGTTCTGGATACATTAAAAGAATCATCTGATTCAAGAGACACAGAAACATGGAAATCTATGGAACGAGATATGGTTGATCTTTACGATGTTGTGAAACCAGCTGCTAAAAATGTAGCATTATTTGTTACATATCAGTTAGGGAAAGCTTCAGTAAAGATGAGGTATCTTACAAATAATGAAATTGGACAAGCAAAGAATATATTGGATGTATTTAGTGTGAATTTAATGATGCGTAAACCATTTGAAGATGAGTTCCCTGGTGGTTCACATGAGATTAAAGCTTATAAGTTGGCGGGAAAAAATAATTCCTCAAAGATTCCGTATCATCTGGATCCGGATAAACATTATATGATCACATTTATTACTAAAAATAGATTTGGGGCTACAGACCAATTCCAGATAATCTCAGAGTATGATCTGAGTACCAATATGCACAAAGATGTTGCTATTTGTAATATAGCACAAGATTTTTAAGCGGAGAGTAAAAATGACTGCATTAGAGATTAAGGAATACATTCAAAAAAATGGAAAAATACCTTATGTTTTAGAAAGCATTGGGTGTAGCAATATAGTATATCATGATAACAAGGATTATTATAGCTGCTCTAATGCGGTGGGTGGTGACTGTAACAATCCAGCCGCCATCAATATAAGAAATAATAAATATCTGAATTATCGAAATTATACCAGAGGAGTTGAATATGACGATGGTAAGGATTTAATTTCTTTAGTTCAGTATAATAAAAATATTGATTTTGCAAATGCAATGAAATATCTTCATAAACTTTTAGGATTGAAAAATTTATACAAAGTAAAAGAGGAGAAGAAAAAGCCGGATGATTCCTGGTTCGTGTTCTCAAGATTTGTGGTTAAGCGTAGGAAATGTATCGTAAATGACTTTGATCCTATGAGTGAAGATATTTTAAATGATTTTGTTCCATATATTCATATTGATTTATTTCGCGAAGGGATTGTAAAACGAACAATTAAAAAATTTGGACTTGGATATTCGTATAGATGGAGGAGAACAATATTTCCAATTAGATATTGGCTAGATGGAACTCTGATGGGATATAATGCCAGAAGTTCCATCGAAAATTGTTCTGAATTTGGAATATCAAAGTACTTTATAACACCTGGGATGCGAAAAGAAATTAATATATATGGATTGTGGGAAAATTATAAAGATATTCAGAAAGCAGGATATATTGTTATATTCGAGGCCGAGAAATCTGTTCTTAAAAGAGATAGCAGAATGGATCCAACCGGCGGTGCAATTGAAGGCCATGTACTTTCAGATGAGCAGGTGCGAATTATACTTGGTACCGGAGTAGAAGAAGTTATTATCGCGATGGATAATGATGTTCCAATAGAAGAGGTCTGGAATATGTGTGAGAAGTTTTACGGATTACGTAAAGTCAGCTGCATTCGTGATAAATGGAAACTGCTTGGCCCAAAGGACTCACCTGCAGATGCGCCAAATAAAATATACAATTTTCTGTTTAAATGGAGAATTCCTTATGATGAAAGTAAACACAGAGAATATTTAAAGAGTTTGAAAAAATAGTTGAGATTAAGCTATGAAGAACTGCAGAAGATGTGCGAGGCACTTGGAGTCGATAGACTCAATTCATGGAGCCGTGTAAACTGCGTACACAATGGTCTCTATGAGTATTTTTTGAAGTATGTATTACATAAAAAAGAGGATCGTGATGATTCTATTTATAAAGTAACTGGCGGTATTAGTCATGATATTATAGAGCGATTTTATACTGAAGAATTAGCTTATGAAAAAATGGCTGAAGAGTTTGATGAAGGATGGATGATGGCATTTGATATTGCTGATCTAAAATTTGTTCGTGGAGATGGTGCCAGAAACAATAGTATTGCAACTAAGTATTATTATGATTTGAAAAATTTCTTTGAGACACACGAGAAGATTACTGATCATATTGATATTGAAAAGTTTGTAACCGTAAAGGTTGGTGATGAATATTACCAGGGGTATATTGACGCTCTGGTGACAGATGAAAATGGTAATTATACTATATTAGATTGGAAGACAAGCAGCATATATAAGGGAGATAAAGCGAAAAATGAATGTGGGCAGTTGGTAATGTACTCTCTGGCTTTACATCAGATTGGAATTCCGTTTGAAAAGATCAAAATTGCATGGAATTTCCTTAAATATCAGTGTGTAACTGTTCAATCTAAAAAAGGTGTAAAGAAAGTAAGAGAAATCGAACGCTTTGAGCTTGGGGAGAAGCTACAGGCAAATGCAAAGATGTGGTTAAAAGAATTCGGATATGAAGAAAACATGCTGGAGTATCTGGATAAATTAGCTCAAACAAATGATATTACCTGTCTTCCACCGGAAGTACAGGAGAAATATGAATTGCATGATTGTTATGTATATGTTGACTTGACTCCGGAGCTGATTCAGTATTGGGAAAATTTTATTATCAATACTATGAAAATGATTCGTGATAAAGAAGCTACATATGCGGAGCTAAAGGCAGCAGGAAAATATGATGAAGCAGATAAACTTTGGTGGGAAGATGAAGAGAGTCTAAAAAAGCAAAGTTATTATCTTACGAATTTGTGTGGTTATTCCACTAAACTTTATAAACCGTTAAAAGCTTATCTTGATGCTCAAGATGCAAAGAAAAATGGAGATATTTTGGGTACGAAAAATAAGCAGGATGAAGAATACGACATTGATAACTTAGATTGGCTTAACGATTTATAAGGAGATAAAATGGGACAGTATACTATTTATCATTGCCACTCAAACCGTTCTCTTCTTGATAGTTGTACTGGTTATAAAGAATATGCAGACCGTGTATCGGAGCTAGGGTATAAAGCCTTAGCTCTGACGGAACATGGTAATGCCTACAATTGGGTTGAAAAAAAGATGTATATCAATTCAAAAGGATTGAAATACATACACGGAGTTGAGTGTTATTTAACAGCTTCACTAGAAGAGAAGGTGAGGGACAATTATCATACAATTCTTTTGGCTAAAAACTATGAAGGTGTAAAAGAAATCAATCTTTTGATTGATAAATCTACACAACCGGATCATAGATATTATAAACCACGTATTACATTTGAAGAATTTTTTAATATTTCAGATAATGTAATCAAGATTTCTGCTTGTTTGGCATCACCTTTGAATAAATACCCAAAGGATATCCAAAAGCAAATAGCGGAAAAGTCTGCAGCATTAAAGCAGGAACTGGCAAATAAAGTAGCTGAATTTGAAAAGCAAAAGAGTGATCAAAAAGCCATGACAAAATGGTTTAAACAGTTTGATGACTTTGAAGAAGAGGAGTTACCGTGGGTAATAAACGGATGTATTCCAGGGGATTCATATTTGCATTATATCGAAGCTCAAATTGATAAGTTGAAGCAATATTATGATAATCTGCTTGAAGAAGTTCAGCTTATGAATGTGACAGCGAGAGAGACTTTTTATAAGTTACTGGAAACATATGATTACTATGAAATTCAGCCGCATGATTTTCCAGAGCAGAAACGATATAACGAATTTTTATATGCTGCATCAAAACAAACAGGGAAACCTTTAATCGCCGGAACAGATACACATAGCATTGATTATTATAAAGCTGAATGCAGAAGCATTTTACAGAAAGCAAAACGTATCGAATATGCTGATGAAGATAAATTTGATCTGACATTAAAGACTTACGAAGAGTTGGTTGAAATGTTCCGCATTCAGAATTGCGATATTCCATTTGATGTGATTCTGCAGGCAATAGAGAATACAAATGTGATGGCTGATTCTGTTACTGATTTCGAACTTGATACTTCTGTAAAATATCCAAAATTGTACGACAATGAAGAGGAAGTATTAAAGAAAAGAATTTTTGATAAATTGCATGAGAAAATTGATGCAGGAATTATCAAAAAGGAAAAAATTCCAGAATACGTGAAGCGTATCAAAGAGGAAATGCGTGTATTTAAAAAGATTAATATGATTGGATTTATGCTCTTTATGTCCGAACTGGTATGTTGGTGTTGGGAAAATGGTATACCAGTTGGGCCATGTAGAGGATCTGTAGGTGGTTCTACTGTTGCATACATAACAGATATCATTGATGTTGATCCAGTTATATGGAATACAATTTTTTCACGATTTGCAAATGAAGATCGTGAAGAGGTTGGAGATATTGATCTTGATATTTCACCAGATCAGCGAGAATTAGTTTACAATCACATCATTGAGTCATTTGGATATGATAAGACAGCATATATTCTTGCTATCGGAACTGTGTCTGATAAAGGCACTATTGATGAAATCGGGCGCGCTTTAGATATTCCACTTGATGAGGTTGCACATATTAAGGAAATGTATAGTGCCTATAAAGATACAATTGAATCAACCGGAAAAAGAATTAAAGAAATCGAAGATATGATTCATTTCGATGAAATTAAACAGGCAGATAAAGAATCAGAATATTATGGCCTACGTCGTGATTATGAAAATAAAATAACTGAGCGTGACAAGGCTATAAAGCAAATGAATGATTTGAAAGATAATCAGTACAGGAAATTGTTCTATTATTTTGATGGAATTAACGGCACTCCGGTTTCTCAGTCAATTCATCCGGCAGGCATTGTAGTTTCTCCGGTAACACTTCCAGACAACTATGGAACGTTTTGGAATGATGGAAAACGTATTAT